ATGGAAAGCATACTATCCAGCTAGCACAGCTGCTGCTGATATAGTAGCTACCATATATATGGACCCTAACATCATATTCGAAGCACAACATGATGGCACGGGTACAGCAGCTCTGAACTTTGCTTCAGGGAACTTTGTAGGTACGAGTGGAAGTACTACTACTGGGCAATCGACTCAGGAACTAGACACTGATACATTTACAACTACTGCATCAGGACTTAAACAAATCGGAATATCAAAAGATCCCGATAACAGCGATACGAGTACAGCTAACTGTAACGCATACGTTGTGTTTGGTACTGGTGAGAATGTATTTACATTCGCAACAGGTATATAGGAGTATAAATTATGGCAATATCAAGAGCACAACTAGTAAAAGAACTAGAGCCAGGATTGAATGCACTATTCGGCCTGGAATATAAAAACTATGCAAATGAGCATGAAGAAATCTTTAGCAAAGAAAATTCAGACAGAGCTTTTGAAGAAGAAGTTATGTTATCTGGATTCGGAAATGCTGGGGTTAAACCTGAAGGGTCAAGTATTAACTATGACGCAGCAACAGAAACCTTCACAGCTCGTTACACGCATGAAACGCTTGCTTTAGCGTTTTCAATTACTGAAGAAGCGATTGAAGACAATTTGTATGATAGACTTGCGTCTAGATATACAAAAGCATTAGCTAGATCTATGGCTAACGCGAAACAAGTTAAAGCAGCGAACGTTCTCAACAGAGGATTTAATAGTTCGTACACTGGCGGAGATGGTTTAGAATTGTTTTCTACAGCACACGTAATTGTGGCTGGAACTGAACAAAATGAACTATCAACTGCAGCAGACTTAAACGAAACTTCATTAGAGCAAGCAATGATTGACATTGCTGCGCTAACTGATGAAAGAGGTTTAAAAATTGCAGCTCAAGGAAGAAAAATGGTTATTCCTTCGGCGCTTCAATTTACTGCTGAAAGATTATTAAAATCTGTCGGTAGAACTGGAACAGCTGATAATGACATCAGTGCTGTTGTATCTATGAATGTGATCCCACAAGGTTATGTGGTTAATCACTATTTAACAGATACAGACGCATGGTTCATTAAAACAGATGTTCCTAATGGACTAAAACACTTTGTTAGAGCACCAATTAAAACCGCTATGGAAGGCGATTTTGATACTGGTAACGTGAGATACAAAGCTAGAGAAAGATACAGCTTCGGCTGGTCTGACTGGCGTGGTATTTTCGGATCACCAGGTGCGTAATAAATAACTAATTAATGAGGCGGCCTCAAAACCGCCTCATTTCGACCATAAAGTAAGAAATTCACTATGAAAAACTTCAGAATTCAAATCAGATATCACGGATATTATGCAGATTTTAAAATCTTGTGTAATGATACTCCTCAAGATATCGAGAATTCTATCCTTGACAAGCTGGGAAAAAATGAGGTAAAGTTCGAAAAAGATGGATTTACCACTAAGACTGGTAAATGGATAACCTATGAGGAGGTTAACGATGACCGAAGACCTATACAATACGAAACGGTCCTTGGAACTAGAGTGGCAACAAGAGCATCTGAAGGACGGGAAGCATAATATCAGGATGATTGAAATTAATAAAAAAATCCAGGATATTATTAAAGAGATCGTTGCTCGAGAATTTGAAGACGCTACTCGTCTTAAACAAATTAAAGACGCCAAGCCCGAAGTTTCGATAGCCACTTAAGCGCTATCAAAAATCAACTTTTTACTACAAGATACCTTGCGCTCAATCAAAATTTGCGTTATAAAAAATTACTATACATTAAATTAAGAACGTAGACGAGTATAGCGACGACCTAGAGACTACGTTCGCATAATCTAGGAGGATTATAACATGGCAAATACAACATTTAGCGGTCCGGTTCGTTCGGAGAACAACGTACAGCTAATTAGTAAAACTGCATCTACGGGTGTAGTTCACAACAGAACCCAAGGTTTTGGGCTGAAAGATGCAAGAAGATATTATCTTTATGAATCTTTTGCTAAAAAACCAGGTCTTAATGCGGTTGCTATCATAGACGCAGATGCGAATTCAGCTTCTGATCTAGCAGCATACACAATTGTTAACAAAGACTTTGAAACATTAGGTACTAACTACACTACTGCTTTGACTACTTATCCAGGAACTCAAGCAGGAATCTTAATGACAACAGCAACGGCTGATCAAGATCAAGCAATTCTGTTACCACATTTGGACACTAACCAATCAGCTTGGGCTAAAGTTCTATGGGGTACTGAGAATCAGGTTGAGTGGGAATGTTCAATTAACTTAGCTGCAACTGATAACCAAAAAGTTTGGGCTGGTTTAAAATTGACTAATGATCAATTGCCTCAAACGGATGCGAATCAAGCATATTTCTATTATGCAAGTGACGCAACGAATGGACAAGCATTGTCAACTTTTACACCTTGGTATTTTATTCAGTCAGTTAATGGTACTGACTATTTAACTAATACAGGTGTGACAGTAGAAGCTAGCACGAACTATCATTTCAGAATTTCGATTGATAGCGATAGAAAACCATCTATTTTTATAAATGGTGTGCAGAAAAGTGTATCAACAAGTGCAATAACGGCTTTTGATGGCTCAACTTCGGTTACTGGAACAACTCAGGCAACTATTGCAGCGAATTATTCGGCTGCTAATGCTAACACCCAAAAGGGTGCAGCAATGAAAAACGACGTTGATTTAATACCATATATTGGTATTGAAAATGGAGCGGCGGCAGCTGAAGTATTAAACGTACACTACGAAGCAATTAGTAGACACGTTTTTGAATAATAAATAAATATTAGATGGGGCTTCGGCCCCATCTAGTAATCTTGATTAAGGAGGGATTATGGCAGATACAGTAACAGGACCAGAGGTCTTACAAGAAAACGAAAAACGAGTCGTATTAAAAATCGTTGTCGAATCAGATGGCGATGGAAGCACAACAGTATTTTTTGACTCTTCAGCACGTACCGTAGGAGGTGCTGCTGCACTAGGAACTTTGCAAAGAATTTGGTTTGCATGTGATAGTGGAGATGGTGGCGATACACACGCTCGTTTAGATTTTGAAGATTCAGACGGAGATAGACCTTTGCTTGGTTTAGTCGGAACAGGTTATTGGGACTTTAGAGAGTTTGGTGGATTACCACCAAGCACAGACGCTAATACAAACGGTGATATTAATATGGTTGTCGATGCTTTAGCGGATGACGGTAACATGTACACAGTTGTAGCAGAGTTTATTAAAACACCGGCATAAGGAGGTAGCATATGGCTAATACTACTTCCGGAACAGTAACGTTCGACAAAACATTTGCTGTTGATGAGATTATCGAAGAAGCTTACGAGCGAATTGGCTTACAATCTGTTTCGGGATATCAATTAAAAACAGCAAGACGTTCTTTAAATATTCTTTTTCAAGAATGGGGCAATAGAGGATTGCACTACTGGGAAGTAGGCGATACCAATATTGATCTTGTTGAAGGTCAAGCTGAATATATTTTCTACAGAGCATCGGGAGATGGTACTTCTGCAACAACAGCTGGAGGAACCACAGGAACATCTACTTATGGTGTTGCTGATGTTTTAGAAGCAACTTACCGAACAGGTAGAGGTACAACTTCTGAAGCAGATTCAGCTCTTACAAAAACAGATCGATCAACTTATTCAGGTTTAGCTAATAAATTATCTAAAGGAACTCCCTCTAGATATTTTGTTCAAAGACTTATTGATAAAACAACAATCAATTTTTATCCAACACCCGATTCCTCTAATGCATCAAAAGATGTTCATATTTTCTTTGTCAAAAGAATTCAAGACGCTGATGCAACTTATACCGATGCAACCGATATACCTTATCGTTTTGTGCCTTGTATGGCATCAGGACTATCTTTTTATCTAGCACAGAAATATGCACCTCAAAGAGTACAAGAATTAAAATTATTATACGAAGACGAATTAAAAAGAGCTTTGGCAGAAGATGGATCTTCTACAAGCACTTATATAACTCCGGAGTCTTATTACCCGAGTGGATAATTATGGCATTTGCAAGAGGAAAATACGCTAAAGCGATATCAGATCGAAGTGGTATGGAATTCCCCTATAGTGAAATGGTTAGGGAATGGAATGGTATGTTCGTTCATAAGTCTGAATTTGAAGCAAAACATCCTCAATTAGAAAACTAGCAAAT